ACGTACTTGACCAATGGAGAATTGTATGTGTATGTTGAGCCAGTAATTCTGTTCTTAGGAATTTGCAACTGCATTATGTTTTCATCTTCAGAATCATCTCCACTGATTAATTTCTTTTCAGTGATGAAGATAGTTACAGCACACTTCTGCTGGATCGAAAGTGATCCTCCAGTATCAGACTGCTGTACTACTTCTCTTCTTTCTTTCATTCTGTTCGAGTTTTCTTGAGCTGTAATTATTAAAACACAATCCATGTCTCTTGCAAGTTTTTCTAATCTAACCATCATTTCTTCGAACTCACCCCAACGTGGCTTACCCTTTCCGCCTTTGGTAAACATCGATTGTATTGTGTCAATAACAATAACGTCCGGGACAAGTTCTGAATGACCCATTATACTTCTAAACCACTTTTCTAAGTCCTCAAAGTATGGGGTGTCTGGGTCATGCTTTACCATGAATCTATCTCCCCATTCATCTAGCTTTGCTTTAAACTTAGCTAAGTTTTGTGCCTTCTCTTTGTCGCTCCAATTAGCTGCTTCAGCGTAGACGTTTTTCTCAATGATCTGGGTCATGAGTACACGCTCCCAGTGCGGAACAGCTTCCTCAAAGTTAACGTACAAGACTTTGTATCCTGTGTCTGCCCAATGATTAATTAGGCACTTTGCAAATGTGCTTTTACCCTTGCCCGATGGAGCGATTATGGCATGCACTGCTCCTCTAAAGAAGCCACCATCGTCGGTATAGCCCATAGCTCTATTGAGGGACTTGTATTGTGTCGGCAAAAAGCTTGGGATTTCTAACAGGGAAGCAGCTCTTTTTGAGATATCATTAGCGGTAGCAACACTGTCAAGTGGGTTAAAATTTAAATCATTTTCTAAGTTCTTTATCTCTGCAGTTATCTCAGAGATTCTTGCTACATCTTTATTATTCTTCTCACCCTTTTGGACAAGCAAGATTTGCAACTCTTGGAGTATGTCCAGCTGCTTTCTTTTATTAGCCTTATGCTTTAGCAGCTGAGAAATAGATTCATGATCTGATGTTTCTAGATTCAGAATAGCATTGATCATTGTATCTACACCAGAAGATCCACCAAGAGCTGCATGGATATCTGTTTCAGATTCTAACCAAGACTTAAATGCAATTGGTTCTACAACCTCACGCTTGGTTGCATGAAAATAAGACAGCATTGCCTTATAGAACTCATGTATCCCAGACTGCCCATGTATTGCACCTACAACTTCGTCTGGCAACTGTGCATCAAAGTATGCTATCGAACCTGGGTTCTTGAATGACAGAGCAAAAACTTGGTATTCAATTGGATACTCTTGTTTATCTTCAGTTTGGTTTTCTGTCATTTTTACGCTTTTCTTTTAGCTCTTTGTATATGGCTTTTTTCTTTTCAGAATTGTTCTTCTTGGCTATCTGATAAGTCGGGTTATCTTTAATGCTCTTTCGCTTCTTAACCGTTGGCTCTGTGCCAGTAGTCTTGATCGCGGTAAGTATTCTATCATAAACTGACTCTTCAGTAAGCTTATCGTCGTACCTAAAAACTACAAGTGCAATACCTTGTTCTTCACAGAGTTGTATTTTTCTTAGATCTCTTTTTTGAGCTTCTAAAAAATCATCTCTTGTATCAAAGAATCTTTCTGTGTATTGAAAGTGCTGGATGCCGTGGAACTCTGCACCCAACTTATATTTAGGACAGTACACATCCAGTTTAAGTCTTTCACCCAAGTGATATTCATTAACTATTGTTTCGTTAGGCAAAAGCTTTTGCATTATGCTTGTTAACACAGTCTGACCCTTAGACATCTTGCGTCTATGGTCTTTTACCCAACCTAAACCAAGTCTAGTTATAGCCTTGTTAAGTTGTTCACTTGTTATAAACAATTCTTCTGCAACTTTTGCTATAGACTTGTCAGTCTCAAACAGCAGATTAATTATCTTTGCATTTAAATTGGCGTAAGCCTTATTGTCTCGCTCTGTCATTATTTTTTGCCAATGCTCTAGCTACAGTTAGGGTTCTACCCAGGTCAATAATTGACATGTCTGTATTGTCCCAAACTTGTACTGCTAAAGCAGCGCTTAACATTGGGCAATCAAAGATGCACAGGTCGTATTCACCCTTATGTGACTTTATCTCTTCTGTAATAGATTCTATTCTAGAGTAGAAGTCATTATAGGGAACTTGAATAAACAAAGAATCAGGAGAAAAATACTTTCCTATATAATTTTGATTCTGAAAAGATACAACAATAGCTTTTGTATTCTTGAAGTACCAAGAAGTAAAAGTCTTGAATACATCATAGTTATTATTGATGTAAAGCTCCAAGAAAGCTGGATCGTAAAATTCAACACCTTTTATATTAAGGCTTGCTAGCTTATCCATGCTTGAAAGCATTAGATCTTTTTGTACGGCCTTGATGAAATTAGGATCCTTCTTTTGCATGCCGTCAGAAAGAAGCTTGACAAAGTTCTTTGGTGGCTTCTTTTCTCCTTTTAGTTCTCCAGTCAAAGTAAAGATTGCTGATCTTGTATATGTTACAAAAGCAAACTTCTCTTTTCTTTCCAACATTAAGGACACTTTTTTAATTGTTTCTACTGCGTTATGTGATTTCATATTCCGAAATTTCCCCAAGTTATAAGAGTTGGATTAGGATCTACTATTGACTCGATATGTTTAATGTTGTGGAACTCGCCTTTATCTAAATTCATATATCTTGTATGCTTTAACTCTTTATCTATATCTCTAGTATAGCCTAGATGTTGCATAACAAGACCTGAATGAACCCAGTAATTTCTTCTTCTTATATCTTCTACGACATAAGTAGGTTCTGAACCACAAGCTAATTTTCTGTCTAAGAATTTTCCACCATTCTTAAATCTAAAAATTCTAGAACTATTATTTGGTGCCCAAAGCTTATCTACTCTGTATTGAGTATCATTCCACATGTGGTAGAAGCGAACGTTTACTACGTCATATGGGGACTGATCAAGAACATGTTTAACGGATACAGTATTTATATCCTTTGCATCATAAAGCATCTCGTCACAGTCAATGGCTATAATCCAGTCACCTTCTTGAGCGTGTTGTTCCAAATTGGACCAAGCTTTTGCTCTTAAGGCCCCTTCGTTAACCGTAAAAAGTGGTTCTTCATTCACATATACGTGTGCATACAATGCAGCTATTTCTGCTGTGTCATCTTCTGAGCAGTCGTCAGTGAAGACTATCTTGTCTACCTGCTGCTTAAGTCTTTCTAGCACTTCTTTTAAGTACTTGGAAGATTCATTTCTTCCAACCATCTGAGCTATTATCATAAAACTCCAAAAATAATGTGGGGCTGAAGGTTAGTCCAGCCCCACAGATTAATAAATTACTCGCCCAACTTTTCGATTTGCTTGCGTGCTTCTACTGAAGAAATACGCTCAATATCAGTTGATTGGAACAAACGCTCACCAGTTACACCACGACGATTCGAGGCAACCTTCTGTGCTTCTTCTTTGTTCTTAGCCTTTACCAATGTTGTTGTAACAACAGCAAAGTAATTGAATTTGTTCTCTGGCATTTTATTTCCTTTTATTTATTGGATGGATATGTATTGGATATATATTCTACAGCTTCTTCTAGTGTGTCTGCAAGTTTTGTAGCAAGAAATTTAAGATATTTTCTATGCTGCAAATCTTGGTGCGCCCAAACAATTATTGGTTGATTGTTGAAGTGTGCCCAGGTCATTTCGAAGTCTGTACCTATGTATGCTCTATAAAGTAATCTATATTCTACTAAAATAATGTCACAGCTTTTTTGCAAGAAGAGATTTTTATCTACTATTTCTTTTGGTTCAGAGTCTTCCTCCTCAAGAGCATAGTCCATTGGATTGACTGCCTTAAAACCTCTATGATCTAGAAGCGCAGTAGCTTCGTCTCTCCAACTATACTTAAAGTCAGATTGAACATCTTCTATAGCGCCTGATAAAAACACTCTAGTTTGCATTAGCTACCTCTTTAGCTGGCCAATAGTATGGAAGATTAGGATCTTCGTCAAAATATTGGGAATAATATTCATAATCTTTACGCAATAGATTAGACCTATGTGAACGATGAAATTCTTCTAAGCCAAACCATGATGGCATAACTACTGAATCTATATCTATCTCCTCTAACAGCATGGTGTTTTTATAACCTCTGCTAATCCACTCTTGAATGGTGTAATTCTGATAGAGCTGTAGAGCTGATTCATAGCCGGTCCACATTAAAGTGACTGGATGATTACGCCAACCCTTTGATGGAGTACGGTCAAGTAAAATGTTCAAGACTTGGAAAGTTTCTACTCGTTGCTTTCCAAGTCTGCGGTAATCTAATACCCGAACTGATTCTTTAAAATCAGGATATGGCAGGAATGTTTGCATGGTATATATCGTATCACTTATGCTGGTCGACCAAATGGGGAAGGGGGTAAGGTTATGCTTTTGTCCGGCTTAAATTCCTCAAATGTTTTATCGCCTACGCCAAAGTACTCTCTAGCTAATCCAGCCTTAACAATTTCTGTATTGAGGCATTCGCCAGCTTCGTTCCATACTCTAGCTAGAATTCTACCGTACTTCTCATTCTTGTCTAAAATAGTTTCGATCTTTACTTTGTTATTAGCTTTCTTGATCCATTGATCAGTGAACTCTTTTGCAGCAAGACCCATCTTCTTTTCTTCAAGATTTTTAGTGCGGCTTTCTGGTGTATTTACACCATAGAGTCTCACACTCTTTGGGCCAATGTGAACTTCAAAACCAAGATCTATATTGATCTTAAATGTATCTCCGTCTACTACCTTAACTACTTCTGCATTATAAAGGTAAACATTAAATTGATCTGACATTTTAATCTCTTTCTATTCCTATAGTATCGCAGGCTTTGCGAAATATTGATTGACTTGTTTTAAATTGGGCATCAGCGTGACTGTAGCCTTCACCTGGTTTTGGTGATGATGCGTGCCAGCTGTGACCGATTGACACGCTACCATCATACACTACATTGTAGCCACGATGACGTGCAAAGTAAGAGCACCAAGTTTCCTCATAGTAGTGAGGGGTCGGCAAGAATGCACCCAGTGCTCCAGGATACATTTTTGCATACCCTGAGTCATATCTCAGGGCTTCCCATACAGATCTTCTAATGAAGTATGCTGAGCCCGAAACAGTTATACATGGCACTCTATCTCTAAATAAGATATCATTAGGATCATGCTGTCTCCAACCTCTATGCGCTGGAGCTGTATTAGTTCCTACTATCCCAGCATGTGTGATAAAACCATTTTCGTCTCTTTGTTTTGGTCCAAGAATATGAATGTCTGGATTGCTATCAAATATGTTTTGAACATTGACTAAGTCACTAGTCGTCAACCAAACATCTGCGTTCAGCAAACAGATTATATCTCCAGACGAGTAGCTCGCCATGCCATTACACGCCGCAGAATAACCAATGTTATCATTATTCCAGCCAGCGGTTATGTGATAATTGGTCCTATTCTCTTCTATCCAAGGCCAACTTCCGTCGGAAGATCCATTGTCTGATATGTAAAGATTCCATATCTTATTTTGCTCATTAACATCACTATGAAGTGAATCTAAAAAACGCTTAAGTAAATCTTTTGTATTATAGTTGACTACACACAGATCGATCATTTTTACCAGCTATCATCTTCCTCGTGGGTTACTTTGCTAATGAATTGATTTTCATTTATGGCTTTTATTGCTTCTTCGCTTAGATGAAGAAGGTTTATTTTTTCTTTTTCATCCTTTGCGGAAGACGCTAAGTGTATCAGCGAATTTGCTATTTGCAACATCTCATCTATTGATGTTATTAAATATGTTTGACCTGATTCAAGCTTAATATTTACTTTTTTCTTTTCATTTATTTTCTTAGCCATAATTCCTACTTACTTTTATCATCCAAATCAAAGCCGCCAATAGCGTTGTGCTCATATTTGTGAAGACATATATTATCAGTATCTGGTTCAAATGTAACAAAGAATATATTTTTATCCTCTTGTGTTAAGCCATCTGGAGCCGGTGATTCAATTGCTATCTTTGGGGATGAACAACCATATACTTGACTATGGTTTTTGTATACTACAACATAATTTAATTTAGATGCTGGCACTCGTATCTACCTTTATAGTTTCTATATTTGCATTATTAATAAAAGACTTTACTTCTTCCCAGTTTTTATAATCTGAGTCTTCTGAATAATAAACTGTCTTTAATGTGCTATTGCATATTAGCTTAGCACAATTGAAGCAGGGTGGTCCATTCACGTAAAGCTTTGTTGGCTTTGAATTATAATCAGAATGAAGAAGTGCATTTGCTTCTGCATGGATTGCTATGCAGTTATCGTACACTGAACCGCTTTGAGAATTTTCTAAGAATCTTTTACAGCCACCATCTTTACAGTGAACTGTATTTCTT